GCGGTTTCCCGCCCCTTCCCGAACCTACTTCGCTTGGAGAATACCATGACCACACCGGCAGTAAACCGCTCGGAATCCTATAGCAGACCCTCTACCTACACTACGCAGTGGTTGCATGACGGCACGGTTGAAAACCAGTCGTCAACAGCTATTACGTCTGTGTATAGAGTCTTGAACAGGGTTCGCCCTGCCTCAAGCTCAGTTCCCCTGGTAAAACTCGGGAACGGTAGTTTCAGGAGCTGTAAGGGATGGTCGCATTACGGCTTTGATTTAACCGTACATGCAGGAGGAAACACGCTCGTCGTACCCGGAGGGTACTACGAAACTCGCTTCTCCTATGGTGGAAGTAGCTTCTGGAGCCTCGCGGCTCCGGGTGCCCTTTCATTTAGCCCTAATCTTTCGAACAGGGCTGAAGTTCAAGCGCTCAACAAACTTTCTAACCAGGACTTTAACCTCGGCGTTTTCTTAGCCGAGGGACGAGAAGCTATCCAGCTTGTCGGCGATCGCTTGATGCAGATCGCAAAGACCGTCACTAAGTATCGCTACTCCCGACCAAAACAATGGAAGAGGGTAGTGAAGTGGCAGACTGGTGGGTTGGCGTGTCATCTCTGGCACAACATCCCCCGGACTTGGTTAGAGGTTCAGTACGGATGGAATCCCCTTCTGCAAGATATCGCAGGATCGCTTACTCATCTCCGCCGGCTATCCCGCCCTCCGACGTTTAACGTCGTGGGGAGGGCAACAGGCTTTGATGAGATAGTACGACCGTTCTTTACTGGTCGTGCTGATGTACAAGCTGCGTATACTAGCTTCTACCGTGAGGACGCAATCGTGTCCCTGTGGTATACTGTTAGTGTTCCGTGGCTAGCGACACTTAACTCGCTCGGTCTAATCAACCCGGCAGTTATAGTGTGGGAGAAAGTACCGTACAGCTTCGTGATCGACTGGGCTCTGCCCATCGGGTCCTGGCTTAACGCCTTGACCGCTGACGTAGGCTACTCATTTCAATCTGGTAGTCTATCACGCATTAAGAAGCTTGAGCGTATATCTGAAACGAAGGTGAGTACATCTGGAGGTGTAAAACTTCTGGGTGGTCCTGGTGTTATTACAGGAACTCACTTTAGGTTCGAGAGAAGTTGTTATAATTCTTCACCCGTTCCCGGGATCTACGTTAAGAATCCCCTTTCGTCGGGCCATGCAGCAAACGCATTAAGTCTGCTGGCTACGGCGTTCCGTTAGGAGTCAAACATGCCTGTTATGAGCAGTGTAACGCTCAATTCCAAGGCCTACCAGCCTCGTGGCCGTGATGGCGACGTTGCAAAGTGGGCCCTTGTTGGCGACGCTTCCTTTGGTGGTGCGACAAGCACAATCACTGAGAGCGTTCGGGGGCCGTCGAAGGACGGCGTCAACCGTGTGCAGTTTAAGCTCACGATTCCGAAGGCAGCCGCGTCCGACTCTGCCTGCGCATGCACCGGCCAGAAGCTGAATCAGGCCATCTTCAATATTGAAGGTGTAATTCCTGACCAGTGGACGGCCGCTGAACGCGAGGATGCACAACTCAGGGCAACAGCTCTTGCTGCGTCGACTTTCTTCGTCGCCGCCGTCAAAGATCTGAATCCGGCTTATTAACCGGAGCTCTGTCTTCTCCCATTTACTTTAGTAAGGAGATGTGCGATGAGTCGTCACGTAGCTTGGGAGACCATGGCCGTGTCTATTTTGAACGGTCTTGGTTCCCCTTTGTCAATGAAGGCAGCTGATGCTATTATTAGGTCAGATTATAAGTCCCTCCTTAGCCTCGATTGTAATTTTGATCGAGGCGATGATTGGCGGGCATTCTATAAAGACTACCAAGCTCGAGAGCTGTTAAGGAAGGCAGATTTCTTGCCCCTCGACATCGATCGTGCCAAAGTAGCTATAGATGCTTTCATAGCCTCAGAAGAGAAATGCGCAGTGGTGAACCATAGGTTCAATCACCTCAACTCGTGTCGAATATTAGACGACGCGAGGCTTCGTGTAGTAATTAACTACGCGAGGCGAAAAATTGAGCAAGTCCTAGGGGTGTTTTCCTGGGATGAAGCGCACGACTCAATGAGGTTCGGTCCCGGAGCTTCCGTGGGAATAAAGCGGAAACAACGGCACAGCTACTATAAGTTCGGTTCTTTAAAACCGACTGTGACAGGGACATGTGCGGCACTAGGTGCGGCAGTTATTTCTGCCGCCCCGCAATGGAGAAAAATCGTTGCGCCCGAGAGGGAAGTGATCGGAGAACTGTCTATCGTTCCCGGTAACCGCATTACCACTGTTCCTAAGGATGCACAGAAGGACCGTATCATAGCCATTGAACCTTTGCTGAATATGTATTGTCAGCTCGGGATTGGTTCGTGTATACGGCTCCGCCTGAAGAGGGTTGGGATAGATCTTAATTCCCAATCGAGGAACCAAGACCTTGCCCGAAAGGGCTCGGTCGATGGTTCTCTCGCAACTATAGACCTTAGCGCTGCCTCGGATAGTATCTCCCGAGGCCTCGTCGAGGAATTAGTCCCAGATGACTGGCTACAAGCAATGAAAACTTGCCGTTGTCAGTATGGCATCCTTCCTTCTGGTGATAAGATTTTCTACCAGAAGTTCTCATCCATGGGGAATGGTTTCACTTTTGAGCTCGAGTCCCTGTTGTTTTGGGCTCTTCTTAAGGGTGTGGCCTCCTATGTTGGATGTGGGGATCGTGAGCTGAGTGTCTACGGGGATGACTTAATTGTCCCCGTAGAGTGCGTGGATCTGCTAGTTGAAGTGTTCGAGTTTTGTGGCTTTACCACGAACAAGAACAAGTCCTTTAGCAATGGTCCATTC